TATAAAGATATGCAACAGTACAGATTTTTATGATATATCTACTAAACTATGGGCAAATTGATATAAATTATCAAAAATTTCAGTCTGCTTTTTAAGATCTTTGTTTGCAAACGTATTTAACTTTTTAATTGTCTCTGCACCATGCCCTGTGCGTAATAATACAGGTTTTGCCTTTGCTTTTATTGCGGCCTTAAGGTCACTAATCTTATCTCCAACATATAGGCCATTTTTCCAGTCGCACCCTACTTCGGCGGCCGCACGTTTAAACATTCCTATGTTAGGCTTTGCGTAAATATCTTCTTTAAGATTAGTAGTTGAATAATAAAGTCCATTAATACTACGGCATCCGATATTGCCTAATAATTTAAGCATGTAGTTGTGTACTACGTCTACATCAACTTCGTCCATTATTACTTTACTAATGCCTCCTTGATTAGTAAGAATAACAACATCGTACCCTTTATCCCTAATCATTTTTACAGCTTCTAAGCTACCTTCAATTGGTGTAAACTGCTCAGGGCGAGTTACATATGTTCCAATATCTACATTAATAGTACCATCTCTGTCTAAACCAATTACTGGGGTTGTCATTATTTAAGGTCTCCGTATATCGTCTGACCAACCATGTTTGTCCATGTAGTTGTGTCGTTGAGTGTTCCAAGGTAGGTTGTCTTGATAAACAATGCTTGTGTTAAAATAACTTTGCCAGTTATTAACAAAGTCTGTTGTTTTAGAGGATAATTTCTCTATATGATTTTCTATAAATGTAGCTGATTCAACAGGTAGTGGATGCATCTCTGGTTGCAACTTGTATTCATTTTCTTGATTTTTGTTAGGTAACGTCTTGGGACGCGAGGCCAACCATTGTTCACTCATATCAAATCCTAAGTCGGTTAGTAGTGCAGGGCATGTAGTTGCAATATCTTCTCCGTATGATTCTAGTACAGCTCTAATATCTTCTAGTTCTAATCTTTCATTTTGTTGATTAAACTTAGGTGACTGTTCGTGCCAGCCTTCCATAGGATCTCTAAAATGTGTTGAAATTACATTGCAACCAATAAATTCTAATGCTTTATGAGTTGCACTCATAATAGCACAGTCGCGCATTACACAATGCATTAAGTCAGCCCATTTCCAAGAATTAGGATAATGAAAGTTGTTAAGAACAAATCCCTCACCGCTTCCCATTGTTATGTTACTAAAGTTTCCTGGAGCATGCCAGCCTTCTCCCATATGATATCGGTCTTCTCGAAAAAAACTACTCCATTGGAGTAAAATAATATCATCTTTATTAAACTTGTGTACAGCATTAGCCTCCCATAGTCGAGAATTAATATACTGATTGCCCACGCCGCTCTTTGCCCAATTAGATCCTTGGTATCCTTTTTGTTCGTATTCGTGAATCAATATATCAGCCCAAGTAGGGTAAAAGTATTGTGTTAGACTGCATCCAAATGCAAATACTCTCATGTTAAATACCTTAATAATTCTAACATTAACTTATGTGGGATTGTTTTTGCACAATCATTATCAATTTTAAATCTACAACTTTGATCAACGTGTTGCTTTACACCGTCTGGTAACATTTCATACTGTGCTAAAATACTATCGGTGTCAAACAAATCTAGTCCGTACATTACTAGTGCAACATTATATTCATTAAATAGTACTTTCTTTGTGTACGAAGTAAAGTCTTCAGCAATAGGCAAACGTGTCTTCCACATTTGTAAATTTTCTTTTAGTGTATCTGGTAAGGGGGTGTTAGCTACTTCTCTCCAAAAAGGAGTGTCACGCCTGTTACTAACATAGTGTAGTGCAACAAAGTCTCTAATGTTTTCCATCATAGCATTAACTTCTACATTGTATCGATTAATACCTTGTTCGTTATAGTTAACAATGCGTTGTGCCAATAAAAATGCTTGATTAATACTAGTACCAATACTACTTGCTTCTAAGGGTTCTACAAAACTAGCACTGAGGCCAATAGCACATACATTTTTAATCCATGGTCGATCGATTGCCCCTGGTTCAAACTTAATATGTTTTGCTATCTCAACACTGTGTCCAAGGTATGCTTCTACTTCTGTCTGTGCTTCAGCGGCTGTAATAAAGTCACTATCAAAAATATAACCATTGCCTTTGCGACCTTGTACTGGTATACGGAACATCCATCCTGCATCCATTGCTTTTGCTAAGGTCCATACAGGAGTTTCTTCTTCTTGAGGTGTTGGAAATACAATAGCTTCTTTTACTTTAAGATACTTACTGTAACTATTCCAATTTGCTCCTAGCTTTCCGATTAATAATTTAGAAAAGCCTGTGCAATCAATATAAAAATCGTAATTGTAACGTTCTTCTGCGCTTGATATATAATCAATGCCGTGTTCACAAATAGCCACGTCTACTATTTCGTCATCAAACACAGTACACCCTTTGCTAATTGCAAACTCAGTCAAAAAATCATTTAGTTTTGCTGTATTAAAATGATATTGGCTGACACCAGTGTCGCCTGGTCGTTCTTCCATAAATTTATTAAACGGTACACGGTTGTCCCAAAGATAGTCGTCTGTTAAATCTCTTGGGTCACATTTCTCACCAATAAGTTTTGCATATGCGACCGGATATCCTAAATGTTCAAACACAAAAGGAGAATGTACACTTTGAAGATATGGTTTATCTCCCCAATCTTCAAACATAATTCCTGTTTTAAATGTTGCATCACACTTATTAATAAGATCTGCGGTCTGTATTCCAACATGGTCCATAAACACCGACCAGTGTTCTGTAGTTCCTTCACCAACTCCGATAGTTCCGATCTTTTCAGAACGAATAATATCTACTTGATAGTTTGGAAATGTTGTTTTTAAAATTAGCGCCGATACAAATCCTGCTGTGCCGCCGCCAACTACTGCTATTTTCATATCATTCATCTAATGTATACCATCCAGTCACAATGTACTTACTTCCTTTATAGATAGGATTACCTCGATGTGGATGAGTGAATGAAGTAGGAAAAATACTTAGCTTTCCTGGCTCGGGTTTAATTTTAACTCCTTGATATAAGAATTCTGTCTCGCCGCCTTCTTCTACAGCGTTTAAGTAAACTGTATAAGCAAGTATACGCGATGATGAACTTAAATCTGCATTCTCGCAATGCCATGCGTGATATCCCTGATGTGGCATTGTCTTTTGTATGCTCATTCCTTTAGGAGAATGTTGTAGAACGTTACCTAAACTTTCGTACTTACTGCGATACTTGTCTGTATAAATTTTATTAAGTGTAGAATAGAAAAAACGACACAAGTCATCGTCTGCATAGTATCTCGAATTATGATTTGCCCAATCCATAATAATTCTTTCGTCTTGATTCTTTGTACTACTTTCAAGATTTGTTAATTGACTAGCAGACATTTCTTCAAAGCGTTTAATTATTTGCTTACACCAGTCTATTGGGAAGGCATTTGAGTATTCTTCAACCCCGTCAAAATTGTCTTTCATTTATTTCTCTCCTAGATAAAGAATTGTTGATTAATTCTATAAATTGTGTCTGTGAACATAGAAGGTGTTACATATGCTGTGTGTAGCAAGGCTTGATTGTACAATACCATTCTATTATACTGCATTGGAACCAGTCCGATCATTTTCCAATCATGTGAACTATCGGTTATGTACTTTGTTACCGTAACAGTGCCAGCAACATCCATTCCAACATTGCCGTCTTTTAGTTGTACTTGATCAGTAAAGCCTGTTTCTCCGCCAAACTCGTAAAAACTAGTGCCGCCGTTACACTCGTTAGCATTGTTTAAGTAAATTGTACTAGCAAGATTTGTTCCCGAAGGATTATCTTGGTGCGGCACCAGTGGAGGCAACTTATCTGATTGCATAACATTAACCATAAAGGTTGCATTCATAAAACTGTTCTGCATGTATTCAAACGGTTTATTTTTCATAATCTCTGGAAAATATGTTCTACTAAGTTGATCAAATGCCCAAGCCATACCGCTTAACTCATAAAATGCATTTATTCTTTGGGCAGGGTTGCCGCCCCTAATGCGTTTATTAGTTGATGCAGGAATATCTAATGCAAGTTGACGTACCATATCCGGATTCTTATAAAAGTTATCAACCACTAATACTGGAACTTTATGTTGTCCAAATTTCCATAGTCTTGCATCAAAATCTTCATTAACAGCAAATGCTTCTTCTTCGTTAATTATAGTTTTAATCATTTATACGTTCCTTAATAATAAAATTAGCACTAATAGTAGCTCTTACTTCGGTGCTGTTGTTGGGCGAAACATAATGTTCTAATGTGCTTGGAAAATATATAATATCGCCCTCGGCTAGTGGAGGAGTTATTCTATTGTTAAACTTAAACGGCTTTGTAGTTAACTTTGGTAAGTCTGATTGATGGAAATAATCATATGCATTTTTGTAAAACGTAAAATTTCCACTATTAGCAGGCGTATGCATCATATATGCACAACTAATAATAGATTCTCCAGCATGATTGTGTACTTCTTGAAACTGACCGTTGACGTATCTATTAAGCCAGCACTCGATCCTATAATCTCTTGGAAGATCTAGTTCGTAAACTTCTAAGTACTCATTAAGTCCTGCCACGGCCGACTTAATAAACTGTTGCCAAGGTAAACTGTCAGCATCTCTATTACCAAAAGTTGTATCTACGTTACTGTTCCATGTTGGAACTTTATCAAAGTACTCGTTTCCTTTGAGTACTTCAACAAAATCTGTTTGTATATCTACATGGTTGGCTAACTTTACTTTATATACTGGTATAGAATATATAGATTGCTGTGACACTAGTTTTTCATTTCAATCATTACACCGTACTCGGGCAAATAACAAAATTCCATCTCACTGTGATATAATGTTCTGATAGCGTCGTCGAGTGTTTCAACTAACGGCTCGCCGCCCAAGTTAAAGCTAGTATTAAAGATAATCGGAACACCGGACTGTTTGTAAAACTCACTAATAATATCATAGTAGTGTTTATTTTGGGTTTGTGTCACTGTTTGTATACGACATGTTCCGTCAACATGAATAATACTAGGAATAAGTTCGCCCTTACCAGGTTGGCAGTTCATCGCATACATCATATGTGGTGATTCTTCTAATCCGCGCATATCAAACCATTCATGTGCATGTTCTAGTAGTATAGTTCCAGCAAATGGACGGAAATATTCTCTACGCTTAATGCTATTTACATGATCTTTGCCATTAACATCAGTTGGGTCATACATAATACTTCTATTACCCAATGCTCTAGGACCGTTTTCACTTTTGCCTTGGAACATTGTTACAATATTTTTATTTCGAATTAGTTCAACTATCTTTTTATTATCTGTTTTAACAACTGTTGCACCATACTTGTCTGCAATATCTTTAATTTCTTCTTGCGTGTACGAGTATTCAAATCCTTCATAAATTGTTTCTGCTAACGGACGTACTGTAGTATCTTTAGTTGTTTGATGATATATCATCATAGCCGCACCAATAGCAGTACCTGCGTCATTACTAACTGGTTCTACATACAAGTTAATACCTTCGTTTTGTAACTTTTCAAGATACCAGTAGTTTGCAACACAGTTTAATGCATAGCCTCCACTTAGTACAACATTTTTGTTGCCGCTCAGCTCAACTGCTTTTATAATAAGATTTAAAACTTCTTGCTGTGAGCCTGCTTGTACAGCATATGCTAAGTCTCTACGATTTTCTAATGTAGTTAGATCAACCTTACTGTTAATCACATCTTCTGATGTTTCAAGGTAGCTATATTTACCTTCATTAATAACAGCCGCATTTGGATATGTTGGAATGACAACACTTCTATCACTTGTTCTCCATTTGCCGCCATTGCCGTCTGTGTATATTGCCGGAATATTACTATTAGGTTTGCCGTACGGCGCAAGTCCCATAGTTTTTCCTGCTTCAATTGGTTGAAATCCGCAATATTGTGTTACTGCTTCATATGCTTTGACAATGCCTGCACTGTCATCAAGTACTAATTCATGATATCCTTCTTCGCCTTCTCGGTCAGATGGAATATAAGGAATACGTGTTCCCGGAAATGGGCCGTTACCTCCTTGATGTTTATATAATGTCTTAAATGCATCAGGATATGCACAATTAAAAATACTTTCAGTTTCCCATGTCATAAATTCATCGTTAAAAATACCAGTATTAATATTCATAGGTATAAATGTTCCAGCACCATCAACAATTACTGCTGATGCACTTTCAAATCCTGATCTATAAAACGCACAAGCCGCATGTAACTTATGATGTACATTAGATAAATCAATTACTTGTTTATGTTGGTATTTTCCATCTTGGGAATATGCACTGTCTGAACGATCAATTAACCCTAATTTACGTGCCAATCCAGTATACATATCGCCACCACTAAAATCAATTCTGCTTGAATCTGCTAATGGTTGCGTATGTGCAACTACCAAATAATCAAGTTTATCAGTGTAGTTTAAAAATTTAATCATCGCGGCCAGCGGCCCACCATCGTATTTTTTACGTGTTAGTCTTTCTTCTTCAATTGCAAACACAATTTCACCGTCTTTTAATAGAACAGCTCCACCATTGTGTCCTCTTGTAATTGCTCCAATCCACTGCGTCATACTATATTTTCCTTTATGTAATTTAAAATTCGTTTTCTATACCTAGCACTATTAAATGCATTATAACATTCTTTTAACGGTGTAGGTATAAACCGATTTGCTTTTAAGTTCTTATATCCTAAGCACTGCATTATAGGTCCTGTTTTAGACTCAAATATCTTAGCACTATCAAATCTTACCATTCTTATCTTCTCTGTTGTGTTAAATTTAAAGTAACACACTGTATCGCCCCTAGCTATATCAATCTCGTGTTGCCCTTTTTTAAATTTAAATGCAGGACGCACCGGTCTAATCCAATTTGCTATATTATATGTACCTGCAATTCCCATAGTCGCTGATGAAAACTGAGTTTCTTCATAATAAGGGTGTAACTGTGTCATTGTCAACGGAGTTTCACTAAAAAACAAAAAACAAGGATGTTCTAGTTGATGGACATGCTCTGCATTAGGTTCTCCTATATATTTAATTAGAAAGTTTGGGTCAATATCATGTTTACTCTGGGCTTGTTTAGTATTATAGTTGAAATTAATGTGAAAGTCAATCGGACTTTTGGCCCTAAATGTATTTTTTGCTTCGTCGACAATAGCAGGACACATACTTGCTCCTAATCCAAAGAATTCTTTTGGATTAATATCTTTATATATTGTTTCTGGTTCGTAATACCTTAACTCAGAAACAAACTCTTGGTTATCAGGAACATTTATTACTGGAGACCAATATATAGTTTGCATTAAGCAAGCCTTGTGGTGTAATCAAAGTCAACTACAAAAACTCTACGTTCATCAAGTGTAGGATATGTTCCGTGGAAAACCTTGCCGTCCATAATTACCATACCACCTGCGTAAACAGGATGTTGTACGTAATTAATAACACTATCTTCACAAGGCTGTAGTGTAGTTAAAGATCCTGCAAGAGGATATTCTGTGGTTTTTCTGCAATCATCTAAAAATAATATAGCTGTTAGCTGTTTGCCCGGTTTATGACAATGCAATGCACTATATCCGCCGGGTGGATATTTTACACCCCAAGCCTTTTTAAAATCTCCAACATTAATAGGCACATTTTGTAATTGAAAGTTTATAAAAGTATGCAAATCTAATGTAGGATCAATATTAGATGGATATTCCATATCATTCTTATAGTACAAGTATCCGTTACCAAAGTCTTTGTGTTTCTTATCATAACCGCCTTCTTCAAATAATTTAAGAAACTTGCGCCATCCAGCGTAGTACATATCAGTTACGACCCAAGTATCAATTTCTCTTGCGGCTTTAATTACAGGATCATATACTGATGAATAGGTGTCATTTAAAAAAGCTTCAGGTCCTAATGTGTTTTCTATTCTAGACTTCATTTACTGTCCTGTTCTGCCTAAAATCTGAGCAGGCTGTGATCCGTGTGTTACTCCACTAGAGTGTACAACTCCGTGTGTAGGACAAACTTCGCCTTCTTGATGTTGTTGCAGAACATGGTTACCAGTGTAGGACCTAGGCTTTCCTAGGCGCTTCCTTGCACTAGTAATGATTGCTTTAAAATTTGCATCGTCAATTTCCATAACTTCATCATTAAATCGTTCAACTGCATCTTCCATTGAAAGCCTAATAGGACTAAATTTACGCTTTCCGTCACCTAAATCAACGATATCAAAGTCTGGGCTATTAGGATAAGAAATATTAATAGGGTAAGTGCTTCCAATAACACTAGTACACGTAGTACCCAATGCTTTTGCCATATGTTGACCTAAGCTATCACACCCAATAAAGTGATCTGCAATTTGAATAATACTAGACCACACTCTTACATCAGGAATTTGTGGAATTGCAATCGGAACTGTTGGATTTTCTTCGATTGTAATTGGAAACTCGCTCATTATAACTACAGCATAATCATCACGCAAGTCTTTACAAATACGAATTACGTCATTAAGGTGAAAACTCCTAGAAGTACTATCAATAATGAAGTCTCCCATGTTCTCTGCTGTTCTACCAAATGGCTGAAATACTACTACTTTGTCTTTTTTAGTCATTGCTTTTATTTCTTCAATAACTTTAAACCCTTGTACCATTTCATGTTTGTTCATGTGTACTGTTGGGTCTTTAAGATCTCTAATACCTTCATTATTGATTGCAATATCAAACGCTTGTGCTAGACTGCATTTTTGATTATAGTATTCCCAGACTCTATATGGCTCTGGAGATATACAATCTCTATCTTTAATATAGTCCTTAAATAAATTTTTGTGCCAATTATCAAATGCTAATTCGTGTAGTACAGGATGTCCTTTATAAAAATCCATGCCTCCTTCACAAACGATAATAAAATCTTGGTCGTTTTCGTATAACTTTTCAAAAGCAGGTATAGATGCAATTACTCTACCTGCGCCACCGTTTATAAAATATGCTTTTTTGCGTGTCAAGGTTCTCTCCTGTGTATAGAAATAT